AAAAGAAATCGAAGAGCTTAAAAGAATGGTTGGGGAATAAATCTATGAATGATTTAACTCCCGAACAAGATGCAACTCAAAAAGCTCTTAGTGCGAAAATGAGTGTCCTCGGATTCATAGCAAAATTCACTCACTGTGAACCGGGGCCAATCATAACTCAATATTATTTTAAACCTCTCCCCACTAGTAAATTAGCCGTCGTGTTTAACAAAACGGAAGACTTAGCTTTAGCTGTTGGAGCTGAAGAACCTCTTCTTATTCAACGGGTGAGAGATGAAATTTCAATCGCTGTACCGAATCATAGACGTGATATTATCAGCTTTGATGCTTGTCTTCACTGGCTTGCTACTAGTCCCGATACTAGGGATGAAGCGTTACCACTCCTTATGGGACAAACTACAGCGGGACAAAATTTTAGTCTTGATCTTGCTAGCCAGCCTCATATTCTTATTGCTGGTTCAACTGGCGGTGGAAAAAGCGTTTTCTTAAGTCAGTTGATTGCTTCTTTAGCAGTTCAGAAATCTCCAGACGAACTGGAGTTTATTCTGGTTGATACTAAACAATTAGATTTAACTCTTTTTTCTTCTCTAGATCATGTTTCTAACATGGTTGATAAAGTAGAAGATTTACATGAAGCTCTAGATTGGCTTCTTGGAGAAGTTCGTAGAAGAACAGAAAAAATGAAAGGAATTGCGAGAAACATCAAAGAGTGGAACAATTTAAATACCAGCAAACCATTAAGATATATTGTTCTAGTCATTGATGAACTCGCAGACGTTATTCAACAAGACAAGGAGCTTCAACGTGGAGAAGATAAAGACACAAAACGTATCAGAATTGCTGCAAAACTTACGCAACTCGCGGCAATCTCTCGCGCAGCAGGAATTCATATTATCGCAGCGACTCAGCGACCTTCAATTGAAGTTATTTCAGGTAATTTCAAAACAAACTTCCCCACTAGAATTTCCTTCAGACTTCCGACTAGCACTGATTCACGAGTTATACTTGATGAGAACGGAGCTGAATGTTTACTTGGACGCGGTGATTACTTGTACCGAACTGCTGAATCGGGCATACTTATTCGCGCCCACGGATCATTCGTAAGAATGGAAGATATTGCTCTAGTTATTTCTCAGCATGAGATGATTAGAAAAACTTTTCAACTTCAGAGGGAACAAAAGGAACAGCAGAATGTGTGAAATTAATCCAGTTCATAAAAAGTTTTTCAGGCTAGAAGTATATACGTCAAATACGGAAATGACTGTAGAAGAATTTGAAATTGCAGTAGCTTCTAAATTAATTAAAATTAAACAACAGCTTAATCAAGATATGATGTTCAGATTTCATATCCATGAGGAAGTAGAATGAAAGAGAAAAAGTTCAACACTAAAATAGCCCACTTAGTTTCAATTCAAACAACCCGAACAAAAGTAATAATCGGCGTCTTCGAGGATCACGGCGACGCTATTCAATTCGCGCACGAAAATGGTGAGAATGTAGTTGTTGAAGATGTAAACTGGTTTCCAAAAAGGCGTCAACGTAAACAGCCTTCTAAGCAATCTACAAATTGAAGTTGAAGAATAAGCCTTTCCCACAGGGGCAGGTTGTCTGTGGGGGAGGTAAAGCGATTTAGTGCCTCATTCCAAAGAGGTTATTTTGGGCTTGCTTTGTGGATGTACGCGGCCTACCCTGTATAGAGCGTCGTACATCCACAAAAATGCGTATCCCCGATAGGTTAATAAATAACGTTCATTATAAACGAGAAGCCAAAACTGGCTGTTTTATTTGGTTAGGTAGATTTTCAGATGGTTATCCAATAGGAACTGGTAATTTTAATTGGCTTACTAACGTGAAACATAATTGGAAGACAGTTAGAGTTCATAGATACTTACTGGCTCGGAAATTAAAAGTTAATTACCAAGATATTAATTATCATGCCCACCACGAATGCAGAAATACTCGTTGTATTAATATATCCCATCTAAAATGGATAGATTCTATCCAACATAAAAAACTCCATACAAAACCTAAAAAAGTATTAATATCTCGTGAAGAATACAGAGATTATATATCAAGGATGTTTAAACCATCATGTCAAAACAATTAAAAACTAGAAAATATGAACCTACTAACTGTAGAATTGTTAAATCTTTTCGTGTATCTGCATATCATGAATTAATGTTTAGTAACATGCCCGGTAAAGAATTTCCGGGTTTACTAGTTCGTCTACTTCTTGACAAGTATTTCGCGCATGAATTACCCGATGTTGAGAAAAAATTCCAAGCTGAAGTGCAGAAAAAACATCAAGAAAGGTTGAAAATATTAGATAATGGAAGACCAAAACAGAAATCAGCCACAACAACAATTATCTGAAGATAGTGGCAACCAGCAGCCCTCCGAAATAACAATATGTATGCTCTGTCGAGAACAGAACTTAACAGATCAAACACAATTCAATAATTGTAAAAAGTGTAACTCTGTTTATTGTCTCCACTATGCGTCAACTATTGATCCTGGCTATTGCACAAACTGCCTCTATGATGTTCAGGTAAAAGAGGAAATTGTGTCTAAGACTGAAACTCATTATAACGAAAAAGAAGATAAAACTTATCAAAGGACTCGTAAAGCTAAAAGAATATCTCTAGGTGGTATGCACTGGCTTTTTCAAGCAAGAAAAATCCAACTTATGACAGATTTAGAGTTGGAACTAGCCATTGAATATCATCGAGATACTTTAAATCAGATGCTTTATGAAAGAGATGAGAGACGAAGCCAAAAAGCTCATCGAAATGCAGGTAAACCACTTCCGTTAAAGTTTGTTGGAGCAGTTACGGAAAGTGAAAGTACAGTTGAAGTTAAGAGAACTAAAGTTAAACAAGCTACTAAAGCTGATCCAACAACACAATTTGCTCAAGCAGCTAAAGTGCTAGCTAGTCTTGGATTGACTCCTGAGATGATTGCAAAGTTAGCTTCGGGAGGGAAGAAGTGAAAGCTAAGAAACAAAAAATTGATAAAATTAAAGATGATCCTGTAAATAATCCTAAACATTATACATTTGGAAAATTTGAAGTTATTGATGTTTTGATGGATTGGTTTAAAACTGAACCTCTTTTGTGGCAAGTAGTTAAATATATTGCTCGTTGTAACCATAAAGGAAATAAACTTCAAGATTTAAAGAAAGCTCAATTTTATTTAGACCATCAAATTAAACTTGTAGAAAAAGAAAGCACTGAAAATGAACTATCCAGAATCAATACATCAACTCGAACATAAACTACACTGGCTCCAATTTGGAGAAGATGGGGTTCTAGAAATCTACCTAGATAACCATATGCTTCAGACATTTAGAATGTGTGAAGCTAGATTTTTTGAAGAATTTGTAGAAGGTTATAAACCAAAAGGTTCTTTAAGTAGAATTTGGTTTCTAGATTTTGGCGTTTGTGTACACAAAGCCGTTGAAATTTACTACATAGATAGAAAAAAGGGCGCATTTGATTTAATGGGATGGATTTCAAAAATAGCCCGCAAGATTTGGGATGAAAAAGATATGGAATATTGGGCCAACGAAGATCTTTGGAAGGGACATAAATATAATTCCTACAAAGATTTAGGCGGTTTTCTTGGATTTTGCGGGCTTTTGTTTCAATATGCACAATATTTTAGTGTAGAAAATGAAAGATTCAGAGTTATTGGGACGGAGCTTTATTTTGGAAAAAATAAGGAAGTTCCATTACTTGATCCAAGATGGCCAGAAAAATATCCAGATTGGATGCAGAGAAAAGATGGTGATTTTTGTTTATATCTCGCCGGTAAAATTGATCTCTTAGTCGATGATGGTTATTCCATTGGTCCTATGGATCATAAAACTTCCAGAGATTTTATGGGTAAAAATCCAGCTATAAATTACGAAATCCAAGAAGGAATGACGGGGTATGTGTATGCGGCAAAGAAAATACTTGAAAAATATCATGATGATTTAAGCACGAATGTTATTCCAAGTCGTGTTTGCAATAAAATCTGGATGAACTTCCTTCAAGTAAAACCAGCTAAAGCTAATATGGCTGACAGATTTAAAAGAGTTCCTCTTTATAAAACCGACGAAGAACTCGAAATGTACCGTCAAAGACAAATTTCAACCGCTGCAAGAATTTACCAACTTCTAGAAAACTACAAAGAAGATGGCTCAGGTTTACAGCCATTCTACAATCACATGGCTTGTACGAATTGGATGCATAGAAATTGTTTGTTTCAACCAGTTCATAGACAAAATAGTAGACAAAACCAATTAACTATTTTAAATGTAGATTTTGTAAAAGATCAATCCGGTGTTTGGAATCCTGAGAGTGTGGAGGACTAACTAGAAAATGTCTGTTTCTTTTCGTTCAACAACTTCAATGGAAACTGCAATGATGAAATGTTCAGTAATGCAAGATAATCATATGCAGTGTAACCATAAACCTTCAAAGTTAGTTAAAACAGCAGTTATTCCAGATAACATTGTTAACCATAATGGTAAGGCTTTTGTGCTTTGCCAAGCTCACTTCAACATTTACAAAGATGTTAACCAAAATGATATAGAGTTTGTAGATGAAGATCTACCAAAGAAAGAACTAACACACAAGGAGA